CCTCTTCTAAATCCTGTAAATCCAAGATTTAAAGCCATGTCTTTATCATTGTCAAAAAGACCATAAGATGTACCACCCGCTCCGTAAGAGTTTTGAGCAGCTAACATATCATCAATATCAAAAGAGAATTCTCTGTTTACGAAAATTACATTTTCTTCAATTGATCCTTGCTTATCTAGTCTTTGGATAATGTTATCAAACTGAGAAAGGACTTGTGGGTTACCACCGCCCCAAACATTTCCTCTGTTTTGTACTACAAAGAATACACCGTCAGAACCATTTAAGTTAGCTCCAGATCCTCCAGCTGCTGTTCCTTGTAAAAAGTCTCCAGCTCCAGATCCAGCTGCTGCTGGTACTGCTTCTAGCATAGCCGTTTCTAGATAGTCTTCAAATCTTAATCTTGTGTCATGCTCAGACTTTAAATACCAAAGGTATCCGCTTACGCCGTCTTCACCTGTTACTTCAATCCATCCAATCTGAGCCATGTCAGAACCAGAAACAGAATATTTGTCTTTGATTATAATCGGCTTGTTGTCAAAAATTAAGTCATCAGATTCGTTAGACCCTTGCATTCCAAGAGTTCCTTTATTGAATTCTGATCCATATATAAATATATCACATAATGCACCTGCTATCATTGCTTGACCGCCTGTTTCATAGTAAGCGATTGTTATAGCGCCAGGAGCAGCTGATGTTGGAGCTACTGTTACAATTCCTTTATTAGATAAAGAAGATCCTGGAGTGTTATCGCTAATCATAACTGTTTGTCCAACTCTTAAAGCCGCAAGATTTTGTCCGCCTGCGTTTAATTGTGGGTTGAAGTTAGTAGGGCTGTTAGGTGCTACACCTGGAGCCGCTCCGACACCTGGAATAGTCCAAACACCTGTACGGTCTCCTACTGCACCTGCTGATGCTACGTTTTGATATTTTACATGTAATCTTCCTTGTTCTGCCCATTTAATAAGGTCAGAATTGGAAGGCATTTCTGCACCAACCATTCTAAGGAAGGATGCGATTGTTCTATTACCATATCTTTCAAATTCTTTTTCATAAGTATCTGGTAGATACTGATTCAAGAAATCAAAGTTAGTAATGTAGTTTGTACTTACAGGCACTTGTTGTGCACTTGGTTGTAAGTCAAAACCTGGGGTTAAATTTACTGCCATTGTTTTTTAATTTTTTTAATGTTTAACTTTTTTTAATACTTCTAATTCTAAGTCCTCTTCCACTATCAGTATTTCCAACTGGCCTTATTTTAATTCCGTCTTTTGAAACGGATTGAGGAGCCTGCCTCACATCCATATTAATGTTTTTAGATTTTCTAGAAACATTATCTACAGCGTTTGAAACACCTTGATTATAAAAATACTGAGCAAATTTATCAGGATTCATAGCGACTGATAAGGCTTTGTGATACCCTTTTGCGTCTTCTATTAATCCTTTATCATCCATGTACTTATTAATAAAATTAGTAACATCCATTTGAACGTTTTTAAGTTCATCAGCCGTACCTGGCTTAAAAGTTAAATTATTTTCACCAATACTGAAATCAAAACCTTTGAAATCATTGTTAAAAACCTCGTTGGTTTTATTTAAGAAATAATCATACCTTTTTTTTGTTTGCTCTTGCGTAGTTTTAGACTTATCAATGTAACTCTTATAAGCATTTAAATTTTCTTGTTGATCAGCAGACAACCCATCCCCACTTGACTCAAGAGGAACTTTATATTTATCTTTTTGTTCATTCAAAAACTTTTTAGCTTTCGCAAGTTCTCGTTTTTTCGCTAACTTAATCTTCTTAATATCTTTTGGATCATCAATTTCTTCATCGAAATCGAATTTATCTTCAATAATATCTTGAATATCTATTTCGTCCAACCCTTCTTCAGTTGAAGCGTAATAATTAGCTAGTACAGAATTTTCATCCATATCAGTATAATCCTTTTGTAATCTATAAAAGTCTTCTATACCTCTACCGGTTTCTTTTTTGTACTTCAAATACGCAGACACATCTTCAGGTAATGGTTCATTTGCCTCTTTTTCCGCAAAAAGTTCATCAACTGAATTTATATCTTTGTTATATCTATCTTTAATATAAGAAAGAACGTTTTCATCATTCAACTCTGATGAGGGAGTTTTATCTTCTACAGGCTCAACCTTTTCTTCTTGAACAGGCTCAGTTGTATTAACTTTTTCCGCAACACCTTCTTGTTGTGGAGTGTCTTCAAACTTTTCTTCATGCTTTTTTAAAAGTTGTTCTTCAACTTCAGCACGGGATTTTTCTTCAACCAATCCAAGGTCTTTTACTTTTATTTCCATTTAATTAAATTTTATATAAAGTTAAACATTTAAATACATTTATTTTAGCCTATCTAGGCTCAAACTCAGCAAGATCAAAACCATCTAAACTGTCTTCGTTAGATTCAAAATTAATAGGAGGTAAGTTGTTTTTTCTTTGCTCTATTAATTTAGATTGTTCAGTAGACTGTAAGCTTACCCTGCTGTCTTTTGCTTTTTCTCTATCTTGCTCTCTTTGGCTTAAATTAGATTGTTCTAAACCTTTTAACTGCATCTGATATTCAAACTCAGTCTGCATAAGTTGTTTTTTAAGTTCAGCCTCATTTTTAAGCTTCTCAATTTCAAAAGCCACATCCGCTTGTCTGTATTGTATTTTAGCTTGAGACTCCATCTGTATTTTCTGCATCTCACCTTGAGATTTAGCTTGTTGAGCTTGCATTTGCATTTGCGCCTGCATCTCTTGCTCTTGAGCCCTTTGTTGTTGTTCTGCTTCTTGTTTAGTTTTACGTTTTAATTTAAGAAGTTGATTAGCCATTTTAAGATTGTTAAGCTCTCTAATATCTATAGCGTCTTCAAGACTAATATCTTTTTGAGAAAGTGCCATTTGAATATTTTGCTCAAGCATAGCTTTTTGCTCTTCATCTGGAGCCATTTCTATAAATATACCAAAGTCATACATGTATAAATCTTTAATATCTTCTAGAATTTTTAAATTATATTTTCCTATCTGCATAGCAAACTCATCTCTAAAATCAGCATATTCTAAAATATCAGCTGTTCTTATTGATAAACACTCCGCTATTGTTCTGGTAACATACAAGCTACCTTGTAATATATGTCGTGTTGCGGTATTGGAATTTAAAGCTGCTAGTTTTTGAATACCCACCAATGAGTTAGGATCTGGTGTTGAACCGTCTCTAGCTTCATTTAATCCAGTAACTTGTCTAATCATATCTAAATAATGATTGTAATTTGCAATTAACATTTGCATTTTACTAGCTCCACTATTAGAAGTTAATTGAGTTATAGGAACTCTAGCGTTATTAAACTCTCCGTCTTGAGTATAACTACGTCCAACCACACTACCTGTTTGAAAATACAATCTTAAAGCATCTTCAGGATTGTATGCGTTCCCTGTCCCTAAATCAACTTCATTTAAACCATCTGCATCTATAAACACACCATCTGGCACAACCCTAGAAACAACTTGTTGTATTTTTAAGTGAGTCATTTGTATTAAATCAGCAAATGGAATCATTCTTCTTACTAACGATTCTAATCCTCCTTTATACATTCTAGGTGCCGCTGCCACATAATTAGGCATTGCAAATTGATTGGAAGATTTAGGTCTTACCATATTTTCAGCAAGTTTCCATTTTAAAACAATATTGGTTCCCATAACCATAACACCTTCATACCAAACATCAATCCTTTTGGTTATTTTTTCAAAGTTCCCTTCATCCATCATTTCTTGTGGTGGATTAAACTGATCGTCTTTTTCTACAGTTTTATAAGTTCCGTCTGCTAATTTTTTTCTTTTATATACAAATGAATGAGTTGTCTTATAATTAAAATACATTAACGTAGCAGTGTCTCTATAAAACATACTGTTTTCATAAAACTGAGCGTTGTTAAAGTAATTATACCATGACTGACTATATTTAGCAATCTGATTTAAATCGTCATTTGTTAAGTCAGGATCAATTTTAATTAGTTCCGTCATAGGAACTGTTTTAATTTCTCCCCAATAAAAACAATCTTTAAAATAAGGATCATCCGTGTAACTATAAACTACATTAGCGGGATCTACATAATCTAATTTAACTCCGGTTCCTAAAAGAAACTCATGTTTTGTAATTCCTATTCCAATAGTTGTTAAATCATAATCTACCCTACTTCTAATATCATTATAATGATTTTCAGACATTAATGTATCTATAGCTGTTTCTTGAGCTATTTCAATAGCTGGTTTATATTTCATATTCATAAACAACTCCATTTCCTCGTCACTTTCCGGCAGCTCATCTTCTTTTGATTGAAAAACATTAACTCCAAAATCTTGATCTATTTGTTGGAACAAAGGTTTAGCTAAAACTTCACCTTCTATCATTTCTTGAAACTCATTTCTTTTTTCAGCTGACAATGCGTCCTCAGCATATGCTTTAACTTTAAAAAGTCTGTCTGACATTCCATTAACTACGATGTCGACAAACTTTGGTATTATAGGTAGGGGTGTCCAATCTAAATTAAGATAACTTAAGTCACCATCTATTGCTAATTCGTTTTTGTATTTTGCTACGGATTGCTCTCCTCTAGCATACAAACGTAGTCGCATGAACTCATTCCATTGATTGTAAAATCTACATGAGCCACTATCTCTTCTAAACCATTCGTATTGTATTGCTTGACCTATCTGTAATCCATACTCTACGGTATCTTTTGTAGCATCAGAAACGAATTGATCTGGAAATGCAGCAGCCTGTATATCTATTGTTACTTCTTTCATTTATTAAGTAATTGACTTACTGAGTTCTTGTTATTATATCTCGCAAAGTTAATGCTTATTTTTGATTGTTTTTGAGTGGGAGTGTATAGGTGTTTTTGATTTGCCATAATTGCAAGCCCTGAACTAATAGCCGCATCAAACCTTGTTCTGTTTGTAATATCAAATTTAGCCCAGTCTTCTAATGTTCTTTGAAAATACATACTTCCTATATCATCTTTTTCTCTATAATCACCTTCAAAATCTAACCCTACATATTTTTCAATATACGACTCAATAGCTGAGGCGTGAGATTGTTTAACATCTTCCGATGAATTTGGAATACCTCCTAGTTCTCTTTCAGTTTTAGACAATTTATTATAAGTTTTATCCGGTCTATTTAAACAAAACCCTCTGTATCCTCTATTCTTAAAATGATACAACAAACGAGGTTTATTATTTTCACACAATATTGGCATGCCATAAAAAATACACGCCATTAAAACTTCTTCAAAAAATATCTCAGCGGTTTGAGGTCTGGCAATATATTCTAAAAAGAATTCATTACTAGGCGCATCATCCATATTGAATTTTGTCTGTCCATGTAAAGCTCCGTTAGAACCTTTACCTACTACAACTCCTGAAATATCATAAGAGTCACAACCAAACGATCCAATATGTTCATTGCCTGGATACATCTTTCCGCCCTTCGTAATCACATTGTTTTGAAGAGAAGCTTTAGGGATGTAAGTTACAAAAAATCTACCTCTTTTATTTGGGCTCCAGATTACCTTAGAATCTTTTANACCATCTTTCCAATGGAAACCTCCTTGAGTCATAAANTGTCCCATATTTATAGAATCATTATAATCTATTTGCTGGTATATTTTTGTTAAATTAAATAATGATTGTTTNCTTTCATCTCTAAACGCATGTGACTCTGTTCTAGGAAACTGTCTATAAAATTCATTTAAAGCGTCAGGATCTGAAGTTAATGATTCAACCTCGTTAGTCCA